CGCCATGCCCGAACGATCAGCGGGTCAGGCACTCCCGCTTCCAAAAAGCCCTGCGCTCTCAACATCGTAGCGTGATCTTTGCCGACAGGTGGGTATTGACCATCGTAGGCGGTGTGAGAGTAGGCGAGGGCATCCATACATCCCGGAAGAGTCTGCGCCATCTTGATCGATGCCGCCTTGCTGAGATACATGAGCGGGGCATGAATCTTGAAGTTCTTGATGCCAAGAGCCTCGTTGATCGTAGCCTGCTGGCTCTCGATGAATGACTGACGGCAGTCGGGGTAGTTGGCATTGTCTTGCTGACACACGCCCGTCACAAGATCGAAGCAATCCTCGGCAAGAGCAAGGTTCGCCGCAAGCGTGAGGAAGAAAGCGTTTCGCATCGGCACGAAAGTCAGTTCGACTCGATCCCCGATGACTTGATCCATCTGCTCGTAGGACTCGTATTGCTCAAGCGGCTGAGAGTCATCAAGCAAGGGGCTTCGGCTCTTCAGGACTTGAGGCACATGGATGAGTTGCCATGATCTGACACCCGCTCGATCTGCCACCTCTGCCGCCGCTTCGAGTTCTCGGTTGTGTTTTTGCCCGTAGTCGAAGGTGACGGCATGAATCTCATCGAAGTGTTGCTTCGCCCAAAACAGACAGGTGGTCGAGTCCTGCCCTCCTGATAGAACGACCATGACTTTGCTCATCGCATCTTCCTTTCCCAAAAGTTGTATGCCTCAATAGCGAGGCGAGCCTGCCAATCCGATGCCACCGCCATGAACATCTTGGTCTTGAGGTTCTTGGTGATGTCTCGCTGATATTTGACGAACGATCTGAACGCCACCTTCTCGGTCGGGTAGTCGCCCTTGCCTGAGTTCTTCCAATTGCTCATGACGGCGAGTTCTGCGGGGTCGACTTCATACTCCCGAAGGATTCGCAGGACATCGTCAGGCGGCTTCGTTCTGAAGTCTTGCTTCTTGACCGTGATGAATCGCCCTGCCTTGTCGTAGAGTTTCATCGAGCCGTAGATCAATGCCCCCGCCCATGAGGACGAGTCACACATATACGGGCGGTAGTGCTTCAGGTAGTCGGTCGATGTGAAGCCGAGCCAGTGAACCTTTCGGTCGCCGACGTGCTTCATGATCCCATTGATGAAGCCCTTGTTCTGCTGAGTGCCCACTAACCCGCCGATACCCACCACGTCAGAGGTCTTGAAGTAGTAGTCGAGCATCTCAAGGCGTTCGCCTCGGGTGAAAATCGGGACAGGGTTGTAGCCCCTTGAGAGCATCGTCTCGTAGTTCTTGATCGTGCCTTCAGGATCACCGATCACATCGAGGGTGAAGTATCGCCAAGGCTTGAATGGCAGAGAGTCAATGAATCGGCAATAGTCATCAAGAGCAATCGGCTTGCCTGCCTTCCAAGCCGTGAACGCCCCCGAGTCGAGAACGAATCTGACTTGATCCTGACTGGCTTTCAAGACCTCGATCAATTGACGGCTCATGTAGGGGTAAGCCGCCAAGAGATTCAGGCGAGGCGAGTCATCACTTGAACTCATACTCGATGCCTGCTTGATCAAGGGCGTTGGTGATCGTCTCAAGGCGAACTCCTTTTCCTCTTGACTCACCCCGACCTTGATCGTTGCCATGATGCCGTCGAGATTGCTCCCATCCTTCTCATGAAGATCGATGTTCGACTGCCACCCCTCGAAGAGAACATTCAATTCCTCAGGACTAAAGCCCGTAGCGATCTGCTCGATGTCGGTCAGCGACTCGAGTTCGAGTTTGAGCAGTTCATCGTCCCACCCTGAGTTGAGGGCGATCTTGTTGTCAGCGATGATGTATGCCTTCTTTTGCGATTCGGTGAGGTGAGAGAGCCTGACGCACGGGACATCGCTCAATTCGAGTTTCTGAGCGGCTAGAACCCGCCCATGCCCTGCGATGATGGTTGACTGATCATCGATCAAGACAGGGTTGTTGAAGCCGAATTGACGAATCGATGCGGCGATCTGAGCGACCTGCGCCTCTGAGTGCGTTCGAGCGTTGTTGGCATAAGGGATCAGTTTCTCAGTCGAGACTTGCTCAATTTGCATTTTTCACCTCAAGGTATCGTTTGTCGGAATATGTGTAGAGCCACACCTTCTTGCGCTCCTTCGGTCGATCGTTCTCGACCTGCTCTCTGATCACATAGCGTTGGCGCATGAAGTAGCACAGGCACATCGAGATTTGACTCGGCTTGAGTTCGGGATGAGCCTCTCTGATCTCGGAGAGACGCAGGGGCGTGCCTCGCTCTCGGAACAAAGTCCTGATCTTCGTGACTGCCTGACTGCCTTTCGGTTCAGACATAAAAAAACCCCCATGTATTACGCATGGGGGTGAGTATTACAGGAGACTATTAGGCTGTCAAGAGGAGATCGAGTGCCGTCGTTTTTACTCGATCACCCTTGCCGAACCAAGCCGAATCAAGGCGAGAGTCAGGGTTGCGGGATGGCAGGTGATGATCGTAATACTCGGTCACGGCATTGAGCATCCCCCACTTCGTATGCCCGACCATCTCTGCGCCTTTTGCCCCGCCGTCGAAGAGTTCGAGAATCTTCATGTAGGTGCGATTCTTGGTAATGTCGACGACCTGCCCTGCCTGCGGCTTCACTTGGCTGATCGGGGCGATCAGAGCGGCTAGGAAAGCCTCTGCCGCCTTGGCGTTCATCTGTTGAGCCTGAAGCGTCTTGGCGGCTTCCATGAAGGAGCCGAAGGTCTCGACCGCCCCCATCAGTTTGGCTTGCAGGGCTTCAGGGTTGAAGCGGCTCAGGTGGGTGAAGGAGACTACGCCTGCCGACTGGCTCTTGCGGAGAGCCATTTGCAAGGTGTTGTTGCAGACGACCCGAACCGAAGTGAATCGAGCAGTCGTCGCCAATGAGCGGTCGCATGAGGTCGAGAGCAAGAGATACCCGCCGACCTGATCATCCTTGCAGACCTCGCCGTAGCGACCCGTCTCTGCCAATGCCCACAGTTTCTTGCCGCCCTGAAGCGTGCCTGCCACATTGATCTTGAAGCCGCCGACATCGACGAGGTTGCGGAAGAACTCGAGGACTTCCCGAGGCTGAACGGCATGATAGCGATCAGAGACGACCGACAAAGGGGCTTTCGTGTCTGAGCGGTAGAGGACATTCTGACCTGCGAACGTCTCGCCCGATTCGAGGAACTGAACAGGGGCTTTCTCGACCGTCCAATCCATACCTGCCTGAACTGCCCATGTCTCGATGGAAGCGTCTTGCTCGATCTCTTGACCAAGACCATGCCAAGGTGTCTCGCCAACGAAGGCGGTTTCTGCAAAGCCGTTCTCGCGGATAGTGATGAGGTGCGCCATTTTGAATTTCCTTTTCGTGATTGATTGATGATTACTTGCCGCCGTGGTTGATGATGACGCACTCGTTGGCGTGGCGAACGCCTTTCGAGTCAATGTAGGACTCACCGCACCCTGCCATCCATTCGATGAACATGACTGCCATGAGACCTGCAAAGAGGATTGTCAGGACTGACGCCCCGATGAATTCAAGAATCTTGCGAGGCATGATGATCTCCTTAGAAAGTGAAGCCAACGAAGACGGTCTTGTCTGCCTTGATGAAAATCTCACGGCAGATGTCATCGAAGTCATGGGCTGAAAACGACTTCGAGGAACGGTCATAGTCGCCCCGCACGAAGACGCCCTTTGCATCGGGCTTGCGCTTGAAGAACTCGCCTGCCTTCAGGTCTTTGATCTTGATCTCTTTCATCTCTTTCTCCTTTTCGTGTAGTAGCAATCTCGCTACATGAGTATTACATCATATTCCTGACGACTAGGGAACCTCTTTGGGAAGCCCCCTGAATTGAGGGTAAACCCTACGAATTTGGTCGGGCTTGGCAGATCGATCTCTGAGGGGCGATCAAGGTCTGCCCGTGCCATCGCCTTGCCTGCCCCCTGAAAACGGCAGGACGGGGCGGGATTCAAGGCAGAGAGGGCGAAAAAAAGCCCCCACGAGGGGGGCAAGGTGGCTACTGCGAAAAGGGTGGGGGATCGACCACGAAAAGGAGGGGCGTTTTTTTGGGTGCGCCACCACCCGCCGATCCCCCTGAAACACTTTACCTCAAAAGAGGATGTCGTCGTCGGGCATATCGTCAAAATTTTCGCCCTGACTCTGAGCCTGAGGCTTATCCCTTGCAGGCTTGCCCTCGCCCTTGCCGCCGAGCATCTGAAACTTGTCGGCGATGATCTTGGTCACATACCGATCTTGCCCGTCCTTCTGATACTTCTCGGTCTTGAGTTTGCCCTCGACATAGACCTGTGACCCCTTGGCAAGATACTGCCCTGCGATCTCAGCCAATTTGCCGAAGGCGACGATGTTCACCCACTCGGTGACTTCCTTCTGCTCGCCGCTCTTGTCTTTGTATTTTTCGGTGATCGCAATGCTGAAGTTGGTGACTGCCTTGCCGTCGGGCATGAAGCGCATCTCAGGGTCTTTGCCGAGATTTCCGATGCCGATGAATTTATTGACTGCCATGATTACTTCCCCTCTCTGAACATTTGTTCGCAGACTTTCAATCCGGTCTCATTGAGACCAAAATTCCAGCCTGCATCATCCTCATCTCGACTGACTTTCACCAGCCCAAGCGCAACAGTTCCAAGCAAACCGTCGACATATTGTTTGCACTCGCCGCAATGCTGAATCCAAAGGGGCGCCACTTCCCAAAGTCTTTCGCCGGACTTGTCGTGAATGGCTTTCATGAGATTCTTGGCTTGATCCTCAGACCAGCCGCACTCAATTAAATACTTGATACTCTCTTCAATCGGGTTGACTTCTTGCGTCATGATTACTCTCCTAGTTTGATGATTAACGATTCGACTTCTTCCAAGAACTTGAGGGTCTCGGCTTCCATCTCTTTGATCAATTCCTCATCTCTGAATGTTCGGACGATGAGGAGTTGATTCCTTTCAGGCAGGCGGGGATCGAATGAGATGAAGTCGCACCACTCTCGACCCGTCACCCACAGTTGGCATTGAACCTGCTTCACATATTCGGCAGGCACCTTGCCCTGAAAGATGTAGTCGAGATGCGTCGTCGTATTCGGACACTTCACCTCGACCAACCCATTGTCGCCGACCAAGCGATCAGGCGAGACCCCGACCCACTTGATCGACGGGTGAAGCCAAAAGCCAGTCTTGTCGGTCAAGACATCTGCCCTTGCTTCATACGCCATCACTGCGAACTGCTCTTGCTCGATGCCCCACTCCATCGCCGAGTTCGAGTAAGACTCAGGGATCGTGCCTGTCAATCGCTCGGCAACGATCTTGACCTTGTATTTGTATCGAGTCGTCGCTTCACCTGATTTGCCCTTCGCCATGACATCTACCATGTTCGATGCGGTCACATGACCAAGACGAGCCGCCTTCCAAGCATCAGTCCCTTGCTCGATGTCTTTGTAGAGTTGCTCGATCATGCTTGCTCTCCTTGAGGGGCAGAGAGTTCGATCTTGCGAGAGTCTTTGGCAGACTCCAAGACCTTCATGGCATCCTGATTGCCCTTGCAGGCTTTCACCCCTGCGATGTAGACCCGCTTCAGATCGTCGAGCGTCTCGGCTTTTTGAATATCGATGACGAGCGGCTCAAGATCAATCGGCTCAGGCTCTCCCTCTTCGGGCAGGTCTTCTCCCGCAAAGATGTAGAGTGCCAATCCAAACATCGCCAAGTTCTTGACGAGGCATCGCATGATCGTCTTGTTCACATCGAACATCGTGAAGGCTTCGACCGTCTTGTCGCCTTGGCGGGTCTTGTATTGGTAAGGCTCTCGCTTCATCGCCTTGTTCTTCGAGTCCATGACGGGGAGCCACATCTCATGCGTCTGCCCTTCGGCAGTCACCTTGGTGTAGACCATCGCCCCCGCTTCGCTCTCGAAGTAGGGCAAGCCGTCAGGCGACTTCACGACCTCGTAGGTCGCATCGGGGCAGGCTTGCTTAAATTCGTCCCAAGCCCATGCCCACGAAAGGTAAGAGAGACCCTCTTTCTTTTCGACTCGGTCATTGACATTCAGGGTGCGGAGTTTCTTGAATAGTTCGCTCATGATTTTTTTCCTCTTGATGATTAAAAAAGCGCAGGCTCGAATTGATCGAGATCGATCTTCGGCTTGCGTGGTCGGGGCAAGACCTTGAGAGTCCACCCCTCTTGCAAGAACCGCAGGGCTTCATCTTTCCAATGAAACTTGCGGAACGGGATGCCGTCCTCATCGAGGACGATGAATCGATGCTCAATCGTAGTCACGATCGTCACCGATCAATCCTTGGTTGTAGCGATCTGCCGCAAGGTTGTCGGCATGGTTTCGCCAGTATTCGTAGACTGCTTGCCACACGATCTTGCCGATCTCAGCGAAGTCGCCTTTGCCCTCCTGAATGGCATCGGCAAGTTTTTCTCTGACAGGTTCGAGGCACTCTTCGCCAATCGCTTCAAAGAAGTTGTCGATGTTCTCAGGGTTGCACTCGTCAGCAAGGAGACGCTCTGCTTCTTCGTCGATTGCCTCGCCTCTCTCTGCCGCCTCTTGGTATGGCTGTTCAAGCCATCGGTCGTAGTTGCTCATGATTTTTCCTTTTCGTGTCTCGCATCGGGTGATACGATTGAGGGCTATTATAGTCGGACTATTACATCATGGACAACCTCTCTCTCACCCTCCCATACCCGCCAAGCGTGAACACTTACTGGGGCTTCAAAGGTCATCAGCGATTCCTCACGACTAAAGCAAGACAATTTAAGGGGGCGGTGGCTCATGAGGTGAGCCTGACTTCAACCCGCTTCGGGGCATCACGACTAGAAGTGAGCGTCGATCTTCATGCGCCCGACAAGAGGGTCAGAGACATCGACAATGTGCTGAAGCCCCTGCTCGATGCTCTCGTTCAATCGGGTCTCTTTGATGACGACTCGCAAGTAGACATGCTGACTATTACTCGCAAGCCGCCGATCAAAGGAGGTCGATGTATCGTAGTCATCAGGACTAACTCGTGAGGCTTCCCCCCTCTGTAATAGTCCTCTACAATGAGCGAGTCATCATCACGAAAAGGAGAACGACGACATGCATTACTTTCAATTCGAGATCAAGGAATGGGTGAGCAATACCGCTCACTTGACCCTTGAGGAAGAGGCGGCATACCTGCGCCTGATTTTTTTCTACTACGACTCAGAGCGACCGATCCCTCATGATGATCTCTCGATGGTCTTTCGCAAGTGCAGAGTGCCCGAGGAACTTGGCAAGGGGATCATGCTTGAGTTCTTCACGATGGACGGCTCTCTTGGTGCTTGGACTCATGCCCGATGTGATCGAGAGATCGAGAAGTATCGAGCCAAGAGCGAGCAGGCATCGAAGGCGGGTCGAGCGTCTGCTGAGTCTCGGTTAAACGCTCGTTCAACACCCGTGCAACCAATCAAGAATCAAGAATCATCAATCATCAATCAAGAATCAAAGAAAAGAAAGACGACGGCTCTCGCCATCGCCACGCCTGACGGCGTCTCTGATTCTGTTTGGCAAGACTATCTGTCTGTTCGCAAGGCAAAGAAAGCCGCCCTGACTCCAACGGCTCTCAAGGGTATCGAGAGAGAGGCTCGCAAGGCAGGCATCCCTCTTGAAGACGCTCTTCGCATTTGTTGCGAACGAGGGTGGGCAGGGTTCAAAGCCGACTGGATCAAAGATCACATCAACAGGATGCCGATCAAGGGTGATGATCCCAAACTTGCCGCCGCCCGAGCAATCTTCGGGGACGAAAGAAAATTGTCCAAGCCTGATTTGATCATCGAGGAGGGGTTCATCAATGACCGAACACCGAAGATTACCTGACGCTTGGATTCAAAAAATCTTTGCCACGATGCAGGGTCACTACGGGTCTCGCTTCCTGAATATGTGGAAGACGGGGCAGGTCTTGCCCGATGGCAATGATGCAGGGGTTGTGAACGCCATGAATCACTGGGCAGAGAAACTCGGCGGGTATCAAGACCGCCCCGATGTGATCAAGAAAGTTCTTGAGAATCTGCCCATCGAGCCGCCATCACTCCCGCAATTCTCAGAACTGCTACGCCACGCATGGACGCCCCCTGCCGTGCCTCAGATCACCAAACAATGGACAAAGGAAGAACTCGAACGCAATAAGCAAAGAGCCGCCGAAGCCATTGCCAAAGTCCGAGAGATGTTCTCGAACCCTCAACCACGAAAAGGAAAAACCAATGCTCACGAATAAACCCGTCATCGCTTATTGCGACTACATCGCTCACCTGATCTCGACTGAACTCAAGAGGATCGACACCGAGGGCGAGAAACTCATCTCTTCAGTCGGGAGAGTCCAATTTGATCTCGGCTTTGAAGGCGAGTTCTGCTCGACCATGAAGACTATCGATGTCGAAGACCGCTTCGGCAAGCAATATCGAATCACCATTCAGGAACTTTAATCATGACTACCAACACTGATCCCGACATCAGCCCATTCAAGGCTCTCGACTTCATTCGTGACAACGCCGCCGCATACGCTCAAGCCAAAGCCAATGTCGTCTACATGACCGAGTATCGCAAGACGATCAAGGCGACCCTCATGGCATCTTGCTCTGAGAAAACAGAGTCAGCGAAGGAGACTTTTGCTTACTCTCACCCCGATTACAAGCGGCATCTCTTGGCACTTCAGGAAGCCGTCAGCGAGGCAGAGCGACTGCGGTGGCTCATGATTGCCGCCGAAGCAAAGATCGAGGTGTGGCGGTCGTTGGAATCAACAGCGCGTGCGGAAGGCAGGTCAACCACATGAGCATTGAAGCGATGAAGCAAGTTCCGCTGGTTGAGCAACTTGAAAGCGTGCCGACCGATGCGCGGCTAGTAATTGACGACGCTGATGGTATGGGGACGCACTTTATTCCAGTTGGACGTATGTGCCATGACGCA